TCCTATGTTTAAATATGATGAAGAACATCTTCAGGATTTTTTATAGTCCCAAGTACTTCGTCATCGTTTAGTAGTCGCACTTCTCCACCCTCTATTGGTAATCTTGAACCCGCATAACGAGCAAAAATAACCCAATCTCCTTTTTTACACCATGGACCTGTTGGGTATCTTTCTTTATCGTGATACGCTAATGGTCCAATTTTAAGAACATAACCACAATTTGTAGCTATCCTTAATTTATCTAATGATTCTTGTGCAATAATAATTCCACCTTTAGTTTTATCTTTAGGTGTAAATGGTAATACTAATAATCTCCAACCTGTTGGATTGGGTAAACTATCAACTAATGATTCAGATATGTTTTCTGCTCTTATAGTTTTATCTTCAATTTTTTTATTTTCTTCTTGATATTTTTCTTCTAAACCTAGAACGGTTTTAGGTATTTCATTTGACTGAACATCAGTCGAGTTTAATAACGTTTCCTTGCTCATTTTCCTTAAGCTCCTTTTTGTTTAGCAGGTTAGAGATTTCCTGTAATAAAAACTCGTATGTACGAATTTGTCCAAGTATATACTTGTATTCTTCCATATTGTCAACTCCACCTGAAGTTATCATAGTGGTTAAATTAGCCAACTGGGTCTTCATATATCTTTGTAATTTACTTGCTACGTCTACTTCTTCCATCTCTTCTCCTTTTGTTTATATTAACAATTCCACTTACGTAGAGATTTATTAATTCTTGAATTTGGATCTCTTGCAGTTTTAGCTGAAGTTAATCTTTTCTTCATGCCAGACATTCTAGCACAAAAAGACTTTCTTCTATTAGCAGCTTTTGAACCTTTTTTCAACTTACTGGGTTTAGTAGTTACAGCCATTGATAATTTAGAACCAGGATTCGCGGCTCTATAAGATGCAATACCTTTTCTATTTAAACCACCAGATTCAGATTTACCTTCTTTACGTTGCCATGCAGGTGTTCCACCTTTTGCAAACATCGCTCTACCTTTTCCTCTTAATGCAATATCAGCCATTATTTTTTCTTCCTTTTCTTACCAACAGCTACACAGTTAGGAACTAATTTGTTTCCTTTTTTCTTCATACCTTTTTGTTCATAACCTCTCCAACATGTTCCTCTTGGCATTATACTAATCCTCCATTACTCATCTTTTTACGTTTTGCAAATGTTGCAACATTTTTAGGTTTAGGACCAACATTACTTGCAGCTCTTTTTCTTTGAACAGCAGAACGTCTTTGTCCTTCTGACATTGATCTGGCTTTAGCTAATGGTACACACTTTGGATAACCTTTTCTTTTTTCTCCTTTAGATCTTCCACACGGAGCAAAGGAACCATCTTTGCGTTTAGAACCAATATCTACCCATTTCTCTTGAACCCATTTACGTAAACTCATATTAATATTTCTTTGTAACTTTTCTTCTGTTATCTAAAACACCACCACAACCTTTGGCAACACCACCTTGTTTATAATTTGATACCATTTTTCTTTGTTGTGAAAGACTTGTTTTATTTTTAGTAATAACTTTTTTTCTTTTATCTAAAGTTGCACCTGCGGAAATCATTCCACCACCTGCTTTTTCTTTTCTACCACCAGGAACTATTTTACCAGAACAAACTGCTGATGCATACATATTTGCATATGCACTTGGATAGACTTTAAATTTTCTTTTAGCAGCAGCTTTTCCTCTTGGGCAAAGTTTAGCCATTTACTTTTTTTTCTTTTTGGTTTTCTTCTTTACCATTTTACCTGATTTAGTTTCTTTGTAACCTTTTTCTTCCATGGCATATTCTTTAGCTTCTTCAGCTTTAGATTCCATACCTTCATGTTCTTCTGACATATCTACATAACCACCTTTAGATTTTTTAACTGCACCTCGTCCAATTAAAATATCTTTAAAAGTTACTTTGCCATCTTTGTTTAAATCAGGAAATGCTTTTCCACCTTTAGCAAAACCTGTTCTTGCTATTCCACTTCCTCTTAATTGTTTTCCAATTCCAGCCATTATCTTTTACCCTTCATCATTTTGCCTTTTTTCTTCATAGGCATTTTTTTAGTAATCATATCTGCTTTACCACCTTTTTTCATTTTTGCTCTTGGTCTTATACCGTAATCGTTTCTCATGTTTTCTCCTTATCCGTTTTCTTGTTCTTTGTTTGATACCGGTTTATTTGCCATAGTGCGTGCCACCGATTCTGCACTTCTGCCCACAACATAACCTCCAAGACCTATTTGAAGAAGTGTCCAAACATCGCCTGGAAGAGTTATAGTTATAGAAGCTTTAAAAAAAAATAAAATTACTGGTCCTAATACATAGTTCCATATTAATATAAAAATTAATACGTACATTAATAAAGGTCTCCAGCTAGATGCAAACCATCCAGCTTTAGCTTCAGCTTCAATAATTTTAGCAGCTGCAGTTAATTCTTGTGTATTAGATTGTAGTAATTGAGTTTGTAATTGTGACTTTAATTTTTCTTGAAGATCTTTATCGGGAACTGATTTTTCAATCGTTGAAAAAAGAATTTTTGCTAGAGGTGCAACAGCTCCTAACATTTGAATCATGGTTTAGTACCACTTCGCTTTTCTTTTCTTATCTGGTAGCATTCTTCTTTGTCCACCAACTTGTTCAAGTTGTGTTTCTTGTGGATTAGAAACTTCTACTTCAACTGCTTGTGCATAACCGTCGCTATTTAAAAATTGTGAATGATCTACTAGATTACCAAATTCTGATCTTGATGTACCATTTACTGAACCACCTTTAGCCATAGGTTTTCTAGATTGACCTGCTTCTGATAAAGCAATTGCAATTGCTTGTTTAGGACTTTTTACTTTTTTAGAAGATTGTCCAATATTAAGTTCACCTTTTTTAAACTCTCTCATAACTTTACCAACTTTTTTTTGGCTTGGTGTCATTTTTTTCATAATAATATCCTTGGTGTTTATATATACTAATATCTAAAATACCACAATACTGGTTATTAGCCAGTAATTATTTTAGTGTTTTGCATGCCTTGTTTAGCAAGATCTACGCCTATTTTTAACTTTGTCAAATCATCTGTTTGCTCTAATTTTTCATCAGCTACTTGTCTATTAGACATAACTTTTAACTTATCTAGATTTAATCTATCTTCTCCTTCTTTTTTCTTACGTTCATTCTCCATAGCTCTTAAATCAATTTCTCTAGATTTAAGTTGAACTAATGGATCAGTTGCGCCTAGATTAATTTTAGTTTCTTCATTCATATAATCTTTAGTCATTTGAGCAATTAATTTAGCTTTTCTTGATTCAATCATTTGCATCATTTGTTGAAGTTGTAATTGAATTTGTGGATTCATTTGTGCTTGTTGTTGTAACATTGGCATTTGCATTAACTCTTTAGAAAACTCTAATTGAATTTGTTCTTGTGCCATTATGGAAATATGTTCTAGTACATTCTTTTGAATAGATGCCATAGCAGCAGGATTGTTCTGAATCATATTCAATTGCATAAAATTTAAATGCGCTTCAATGTGAGCGGTATGATCTTGTCCAGCAAATGCTTGGAAAGGTTGTCCTGTCATTGCATTGATATGTTCAATAGATGGATCTATTGGTGTTGGTGATTGTGGTGGAGGTAATATTAAATCTATATTCTTAACTCCGATCGCTTCATACATTGTTCTGTAAACTTGATACAAGTTATGCATTTGTGGATTAGACATTGCAAGTTGCATTTCAGTTTGTGCTAAATTAATTCTTTGTGATTGTGAAAATATATTTGGATCAGCCACAGGCAAGATATCAATCTTCTCATCAAAGTCTGCAGCTTTAATTTCTCTCGTTCCACCTACAACATCATATGGATAAGTTGGTGGTAAATAAGTTGCAAATACTTTTGCTAATAATTCAAATTCATTTTTAAGTGAAGCATATAATCTTTTATGAATCGCTGACATCACCCTCGATCCGCGCTCCAATAATGCCATCGTCGTACCCACAGCAGCGTTTTGATTACCGTCACCCACTTGCATATCTGCGATGGACGCGAAGCGTTGACCTGCTTGAACCACAATACCCATCAATTGTAAAAGGGTCGCTGATGGTTCTTTAAAAGGTAATGGCATAAATGCATCACGCAGATTTCCACCTGGTGCATCTACATCTCTAAATTCTCCTGGCTGAATTGGTTGTGCATCATCTCGTACACGAATACCTCGCATTTTAAATCCAGATGGTAAATTAGATAAAGTTCCTGCATCTAGCAATTGTCTTAATGCTTGAGTTGCAGTTCTTGATAATCCACCGATCATGTGAATTAAACCAAAGCCATAAAATCCAAGTCCTGGTAAAAATTTAAAGTGTACAAAGTAATTAGTTTTATTTTTTAGCGGATCGTCTGTTTTGTAGTTTCGTCTAATAGATAAAACTTCTCTAGATGATTCTTCAATAGTTACAATATATGGAAGTTTAATTCCTGTGGGCTCACCAGTTTGAAGATCTTTATCTTCAAAACCTTCTATATCTAAATTAACATGACATTCTAAAAGAGTGTAAATACTATCTTGTCTTTCAATTCTAACACCTTCTAACTCACGTTCTTTTTCTTTTATCGTATCTGTTTTAATTGCAGGTTGACCTAATTCTACATCTTTATAAAAACCACTTACTTGTTGTTTACGTAAATCATTTTCAGAAATTTTTAATACATGAATGATAGCATCTGCATCATCTAATGATGTTGCTGAATAAGGAACAACTAAATCTTCTGCTGGAATAAATTTAGATACCGCTCGTCCAAGGATTGCATCATAATAAACTTTTTTAAAAGTAGATCCTGATAGCGGTAAATAAAATAACATTTGATCAAATTCTGGTTCATACTCTTTCATGACAGTCATAATTTGATAGTTCATGAAATCTCTAACTCGTTCTGATTGTTGTTCTTTTTGTGAATCTATTAATCCAACAATTTGAGTTCGCACCGGTCCATCTGCTGGAAGTAATTCTTTATAAGCTTGTGATTGAAATTGTGTAACTGATTCTGCAAGAACTGGATGAGTAACTCCTGATGCATTTCTAAATGGCTCTGTTCGTCTTTCGTATTTAAAACCTAATAGTTCAAGACCATTCGTATATGCCATTTCCCAATCTTGACGTGATGATCTATAATCTTTGTATTGTCCTTCTAGTTCAGATCCAATCTCTACTAAAATACTTTCATCTAAAAATTCTGCAAGGTTTGCATAATGATCTTCACCCCCTTGTGGAGCTGCAATATTTGGATCAAAAGAAATTTCTGCACCACCATCTTCATCCATGTTAATTTCAACTGGAGAATCTGTTGGTAATATTTCTTCTTGAATAGATTGTTCTATTTCAGTTTGACCTGGAATTTCAATAGTAGTTTTTGTATTGGGTAATGACTTATCAATTTCTGCCATGACTAACTATACCTTCTTCTAAATAATGATTCAACACCTTGTGAGTCAGGACCTTTAGCAGGTGGCACCGTTGTTGTCAATCCACCATCAGACATACTCACTCGT